CCGAACACCATATGATTAGCTGCTGCTTGAGGATTGTCTTGCCATTCTTGTTCTAAATCCAACCACTCTTGATCTCTTCTTGTCTTTATAGCGTCTTTAGCTGAGATAGCTAAGGCATCGGTAAACCATTTAACCCCTTGGGCAAGGGCATCGATTCTGTCATCGTGTTTAACTGCTCCTTTCTCTCGGCACATGCGGGAGATTTGGTATCCAAGCATATATTGGAATCTAGTTTCAGTTGGCCTCTCAGCACCCGATTCATAATCCCACTTAATAACCTTGGGGTCAACAACCAGCCTGTGCTGATTAAAGCAAGGCTCAAGACTGTCAATGATACGATCTTCTTTCCTGACATTAGCTCTAGTTTCCTCTATGTTGATTGATGTTTTAGTGTTAATACAATGTTTACGGAATAGCTCTGATACTATCCCATCTCCAAAGTTACTCTCAATGAGTAGAGTGGAGGCTTTATACTTTCTACAAAGTTTAAGGATGTCTAATAATGTATTGTCTGAATATCCGTCTGTAGAGGCGTAAATTTCATGTAAATACATAATCCCATTCAACTGAGAAATAAAGCAGGCTACAGTCTCATCTGAGCCTCTTCCAGAGGGGTCTATAGAGCAGATAGTTTCACTATACTCTTGCCACTCCCCCTGAGTCTGCATTGGTTTGTAATAATAGTCCCCTGGGAGTCCTACACAGGGCAGGTCTTTAAGGATATTATCAGGATCAGAGCACCATATTATATTTTCTGGTGCGTGGGTCGGATTGACGGGAGTAACGATGAGATCGGCAAATTTGAGAGGAAACTTCTCAGCATCAGAGAGAGAAGTATCCAACATAAACTGTAGCATAAAGTTACTACGACCCATAGCACTCTCACGTTCCAAGAGATCCTCTTCAAGAAATCTTGTATCTGTTGGTTTCCAAGAGAGGTCTTTTTCATTTTCTAAGTCAGCTGCAAGCTGTGGTGAGAGTAAACCATCATACATAGCCACCTTTCGAGGGTATCTAGCAGGCCATACAAATGGCTTATAGTTACGCTCTCTGAGCTTGTTATAGACGGTAAAAGTAGTCTGAGGAGTTCCAAGGAACATGATGCGAGAATCAGGCTTAGGAGTAAGAATAGACTCACACTCAGTAACAAGTTGAAGTAATTTTTCACGTTGTAGTTCGGTCATACTGTTATTAGGGACTTCTACATCATCTAATACCATCAAATCAGCACGGCTTCCCGTTAACTGACCTGTAATACCCACAGACTTAACTGAAGGTGCTTGGTGAGGTGCAGCTGGTCCTACATCAAAGGATACTCTTGACCACCTTTGGTCATCATTCTTGGGCTTTAACTGGCTCATCCAAGGGACTTCCAGTATTAGTCGTTGGCAGAAGATTGAGAATGAGTCGGCTCTATCCTTAGAAGCCGATACAACCATGATCTTCTTGTTCGAGTCGTTATATAACGTCCAAAGAACAAAAGCCGCAGTAATCCAAGATTTACCAACACCTCGAAAAGCTTGAATCTGGAGTCTCTTGGGTCCATGTTGTAAATATTCAGCAATACAAAGTTGTGCTCTAGTAGGTTGTGGAAGATCTAAGTGTGTCCAGACAGCTGTAAGGAAGAACCTGAAGTCCTCCCTTAGCTGATCATATATTGTCTTATGTTTTTTCTTCATGCATTAACAATCCTCAAGACTTTGACCAATCTTATTACCAATTTGTCCACCTTTGCGGGTACCCCACATAGACATCCAGCCTTGTGCTAACCATCCTATTACAGGTATCTGTGTGATCGTAGGGGCTGCCGCTGCTGATATAGCAGTACCAGCCATTTTTCCCTGACTCTCACCATTAATACCAGCCTCTAAGCAAGCAAGCTCCTTAGCTGTCATCTCAGCACCCTTACGGGATTGATGCAACTCTTGGCTAAGATAAGGTTTGTACAATTCACTATTAATAGTATATTCTTCTGTTGTCTTTTTCCCTGTTCTCTTCATTACTAGCGGATCATTCGCTCGATACCTCATTTGGTACCCTTCGGGTGAAGCTATAATTTCATATGAACTATATTCACTTACAGGGGGTATAGGTATCGTGGGTAGATTACTTTGCTGCTTATTTGACCGTAGTAATGCAATATTACATACCCCAAATAATGCAGCTACCGCTAGTATCCCCCATTTGCTTAAATCATTTTTATACATAGGTGCTATTCTATCCAAGTTAGGATTCGTTTTTCTCTAAAAGGGTCTGGCGGGAAATTATCCCGAAACCAATCTAGCCAGACTTGGCTTCCTTTATTCTGATTACATTTACGACAAGCGGGAACACAGTTCCTAGTGACATTAGTACCCCCCATAGATCTGGGATGTACATGGTCAATGGTAAGATCATGTTCTCGATAGCGTTGTCCACAATAAATACATTCATAATTGTTTGCCTCTTTAATAGCTTTTCTCCATAGTCGCTTTGCTTCAGCTGACTGCATAGCTAAAAGATTAATAAGATAGTGTTCAGAAGTTGGAAGGATAGGTGTCATTTTTTACTGCGATTTCGTGCTCTGTTTTTTGATGGATCTTCTCGTACTAAGGTACCTTTCGAGGTATGCGAGTAGTCTTTTCCACCTTTACCGTAGTTACCATCCTTTCGTCTGGCACGGTTCAGTTCTGCACGATAATTCTTATTGGCAGTAGTTTTATTCCTTTTACGTTGTGCTGCATTTTTCTTTGCCTTAGAAGCGGGATTATCTCTATAATTCCGTGCGCTTCGTTTCAGCTTGCTGCGGGGCATTGCTTTTGGAGCCATTATCTATGCACCGCTTTCTGTACAGCTTCAAAATCTACCTTAGGCATTAAGTCTGCTAATTTACCCAAAGGTGATTCATCAAAACCAATACCAGTGATGTCATTTTTATATAACCAGTCCGTAGCAGCTTTAAGGTCTGCGGTGGTAGCTTCGCCAGATTTGATACGGTCAATCAGTTCTACAGTTACAAGATTATGCAATGCATTAAACTGATCCTCTGTGGCTCGTTTATCCATTATGTAAATACTTTTTTATTTGTAAATAACTGCTGTTCAATAAAATCCACAGCCTTATCATCAACAACATTATCAGTAGTTGACACTAGCTTGCGTAAAATATCAATAAGTAGTTTTTTTACAGAGTCGGAAGTAGCAAAAGCCATTAGTATTGGCTTAATTAGTAGAATCATTTGTCATTAATGGGTTTAATTGGACAATCGTACTCTCGTTTACTCCAAGGGTACTTTTTGTCTTTTGGTGTACAAGTTGTGTTTAAATACTCTTTAACAGCAGCTTTTTTCTTAGCTTGGTACTCAACTATAGGTACTACATCATTACACATAGTATATACACGGGTATTTTCAGCTAACATAAAGCCTTTTCGTTGAAGTTCAGCACATCTTAACATACGGGTTAATTCGTAATCAAGCCGCATCTTTTCTTCAATGCGTTGCGATATACGTTTACATCTACGCAAACCTGATATATCTAAAGGAAACATAAAATTAATTTGTCCTCCCCAGTTCTCAGCTATTGTGTAGGTTCTTTGATCCATATTTTCATCAAAGGGAACCGTATGATTCCCCATGTAGAACGGACTAAACGTCATCGTGGCACCGTTACAGGACACTCCAGAACCATAGTGCTGCCTTGAAGGAGCACCATTATTTTGAAATTGGACTGCTTGGTTTGTTACATTTCCTGTCGCTGCTGCAACGGGATTTGACACATTATTAGTTTCGTCTTCAGCTTTTACAGGAGCTACTGAGAGAAGACAGACAAGGAAACAGTAGTAGAGTCGGTTTCTATAACTCGATCTATTTCTGTTAATTCGATTACCTGACTTGCTGCTCGTGTTACAACCTCTAGTGAGAAGTCTGAACCAGCTGTTGTCATGTTGAAGATTGAATCTGAATCTACTATTCCTCCAGAGGTTGCTGAGGTGTGGGTTATGTTGTCCCCAGACCATTTGTTTAACGCTGCTCCATAGGTTGTAGTGGTGATTTCTTCTGTTATTTCTTGAGTTGTAGTTGTAGTGCTGTTCATCGAACCTTGAGTAAAGTTGGGTTGAACTAGCTCTGCTCTTACAATAGTTGGTGTTAGCAGTAACAACGGTAAAAGCCATAACTTTTTCATGCTTTAGGTTTGTCTTTAACCATTGGACAGTTGACGGGGCCTTTTCCTTTGTTATTATTTCCAGTGGTTAAGCCAAATGTGGCAAGTGCTCCCGT